ATATGGGGTAGGGGGTGTATTTTTCAGACCCCCCTCCCTATGCTTTAATCCTCTCTTACTACTTTTATGTATATATCTAATGGGTCAATCTCAATCATTCTGTCAATTGCTCTTTCAATTTCTTCCGATTTCTCAACATTTGTCATATCATCAGTCGTTTCTGTAAGTCTAGCTAAATTAGAAGTTGAGTAATAACCTTTTTCTACATCAAACAGAAACCAAGAAGTAAAGTCGTCAAAAGGATCAAAAGGATTATCAATTGTTGTTATTCGAACTCTTCTCATAAATTACTTCGCTCCTTTCAAATACATTGCAACAGTAGAAGTTGGAATGTTCATCTTCTCAGCTATTTGACTTAACGTAAAGTTAGATGTATTCAAGGCTTTGATTCTGTTTATTTGCGCTGTGCTTAATGTTTTCTTGCCTTTAGGCATCGCTCTTTCTCTTAATGAATCGGCATCAGTGTTAGCTAAAATTTGTTTTAACTTACTGTTAGTTATAGCACCAGCTTGAATAGCTTCCCATTCTCTGTCATCAATTATTATAGACCTGTCTCTTCTCGATACAGCACCAACTTCGTTTCTATATTTAGACACAGATCTTTGTTGTATCTTTCTTAAATCCCCTGATTTCATGTCTGGTTCAGCATCTTGTCTACGTTTAACTTCAGCATTAGCTAATCTTCCAGCGTATCTTTCTCTAGGCGCATTCTTTAAAGCATCGTTTAGTTTCTTTTCTAATGATGATACTTCTTTAGCGTATATTTTCTTAGCATTAGGGTCGTATTTTAGATTTGGTGTTTTAATAAGTTCTTTACGAGCTTCATTAGCCATCGCTTTCATACTATTTGCATAATCAGCATATAATATTTCCATTTTATGTCTTACAGGTGATACTAATGTCATAGCATCGTCAGTCTCAGCCATTCTAGTAGAATCCATAGTACGAGATTTACTTTTATATTTTATAGTGCCATCCTGATTAGTAAAATATACATCCCCTGTTTTAGGGTCTTTCTTCATAACAGGCTCATATTTTTTACGAGCAGCTTTATCATTTTTATTAAATGTTATTGTTTTACCATCAGTGGTCTTATATGATTGTGTATTAGTTTTCTTATCATACGAACCTATAGCATAATATAATTCGCTATCAGGAGCTGTCATATTTATTAAAGAACCTTCTGGTTTATTAGGATCATACCAAGGTTTGCCTTTTTGATTTATTCTAGCTTGTCCTTTTCTTTTATCTACTCTCTCTGGACCTTTAGCTTTAGAAATAATAGTGAAAGCACCACCTCCACCAATAACATTTCCATTCTTATCAAATTTAGGTTGATAATCCCTCTTTAACTTGGCTATATTATTATCAACATAACTTTGTGTGTAATCCAATTTATGTTTTTCAGCATCAATAACTACCATAGAATGCCTTACAGCAGCTGCTAATTCATCAGAGTTAGCGCCTTGTAATGTCATATCTGTAATAAGATTAGATACTTTACCCATTTCATTATCAGTATGTTTCATAATATTGAATTTTCTACCATTACGATAGTACACTTCATTACCATCAGCATCTATTTTTTTATCAGTATATTGATACTGTCTAGTGTCAAAACCTTTTAACCCAGTATTTGTTTTAGGGTCATACTCACCCATACTATCTATTGTGGATAATATTTTTACTTTACCTTTTCTATCATGTGTTGGAATACACATAACAGTATCTCCATCGAAATCAGCACCAGATAATACATCCGCAACTTTTTTATTTATACCGATAGCATCAATACTGGAAGTCCCAATTATTTTTCTAGCAGTTGGGTTTTTATCAGTAACTGTTAATATAGGTATTTCAAATGTTCCTCCATGAGGATAACGAATAAGTGCTAGCTTAGTGCCAGTTTCATATTGTGGAGCATATACTTCATTATCTTTTAAAGAATTAATTGGAATAATAACATGATATTTTTGTCGAGGTAATGCTGCTGCTTTAAGTTCAACTGCTGCTTTATCACAATTACTAGCAAATTTTTCTAAGTAATATTGTTTAACAGTCGGATTGGTTAAAGACTTAATCTCTTCAAACTCATCTAATTTAGTAGCTTTTGCTAAATCTAATTGTTGTTTAGCTAACTGTTTAGATTGTTTAGATAAGAATTGAGAAGGCAGTGCATCTTTCCACTCTGTCCAGTCTCCCTCATTTCTAGTTTTATTTATAAGACCTAATTTTTTATTTTTAACATTAGGGTCTACACCGCTAACTCTTTTACCAGTATCAGCATCATACCAATATTGTCCACCTTGTTCAGCATCTTTGATAAGTGAACCAAATGGATTATCTGGGTCATTTTTTATTTTTTTCATAACAACGCTATATTCATCTTCTCCTCTTTTTTTACTAGTGTTGAACACAACGTCGACTCCATCTGGCATATCATCAGAATACACAGCCATACCTTTTAAATAACTCTTGTTGTCTACTAAAATACGAACTTGAGCATATCTAGATTCTCCTAAAGATAAATCAGGAACATTTCTTCTAAGTTCAATAATTCCATCTTTAAGATCTCCGCCTTCATCCGGATAACGAATATATAATCTCTTCTTATCTAGACTAGCTGGATAGTTAAATTTCTTTTCATATGTTTGTCCGCCATCCCTAGATATATAATCTTTGATAGCATACACTTGGTCATACTTATAAATATCAGAGTGAGGTGTTCCTGGAACACACAATACACTTTGAGTAGTACTTTGATTTTTATTAGTAAGTTGAGATACACGACCACCATGAAGATGATAACCTTGACTCTCTAGCACATATATAGCAGTATCCAATCTTTCTCTAGATATATTTAATTCTCTCTCTACACCTTTACCAACATCGACCATCTTCTTATCATCTACTCTGTCTTTTAAGAAGTTGACAGTTTCTTTAACTTGAAGATATTTTCCTTTTTCTTCTTGTTCAAACCAACCTCTAACGGTTGATTCATTAACACCCATTTTTTTTCCTATTTCTGTGGTGTTTAATCCATCTTGTTGTAAAGCTCTAGCTGTCTTAATTTTGTAATATTTTCTTTCGTCATTACAAAGAGACTTCTCCATACGATAATCTTTTACTGAAAGACCAAAATCTCTTTCTATATTTTCTGGAGTCTCTTTCCAACCCTTCTTTTTTAACTTTTCGATTCTACCTAAAAAATCAATTGAATGCTGGTAATCATCTTTACCACTACCCCAAGGATATCTACCTGATCTTCTAGGCATACCGTAATGTTGCAAAAACTCTTCATCAGTCATTGTTGCTTGACCTAAATATGAAGACATTTCTTTAGCTATTGAGTTCAAGTTTACATCCTCCCTTCCGCATTCATTAATATTTTATCTAAATGTACAATCTTATCCATAATTGGTAGAATATCTTCGACTGTTGGATTGTGAACTATAATTTGATCATTTTGATAAATTCTCAATTCGAAGTCAATCTCGCCAGGTTTTATTTTATACTCCAAACAAAATAAAGCAGCATATATTTCTAACTGGTCCATCTTTACAGGAGTAGAGCCTGTTTTTAAATCATGAATTCTAAGTATGTTATCTCTGAAAGATATAGCATCTGCTGTGCCAAAGAATCTTTCAGAATAAAATAAAACAACCTCAGGTTCCATTCTATAACCAATAGCATCATTAACATACTTGGCAATAGTCTTTTCAGTCCTAGGTTGCTTGATTCCTAATTTAATTGTTTCAGCTGCCCATTCATGAAGTCTTGTTCCAAGTTCTTTAGCTTTAAGACTTTTTAAATATTCGACAGCTTTATTGTCATCATATCTTAGCCAACTAGATTTGCTAGCACCAAAAGGAGCATGTAGTCCTTGTAGGTTAGCATGATTGTTGAATCTCATTTATTTTCTCCTTTCTTATCATTGAACATCCCCTTAAGTTCATTTAACACTTCTTCTTCATTCTCAGGATATATAAATCTTGAAAATGACATTTTATTCATCTTGTCAACATAATACTCTTGATTAGGTTGTCTAGACGCTTTCGCATCTCTTTTATTTTCTAGAGTAGCCCATTTGTTTTTATATAGAACTAATAAATCCGGTATACCTTGAATATCTCCAGAATCTAATTTAGTTACAATACAACCAGGAAACATCTCTTTCAATTTCTTTTTCAAATTTGATTGAAACTTATTTTCCTTCATCATATGGGTCTCCTTTCCGCACAATATAAAACACAAAAGGGAATGACCACCGCCATTACCCTCTAAATGCTTATCTCTCCTATAAAAGGACATGTTTTTTACGCGAACTGTATTTTTAATAGAAATCACTATATGCAAAATCTAATACTTTCATTAATCTTTTTAGCAATAAAGGTCTCGGTTTCATAACATCATTCAAATAGCGATGAATAGTTGTATCTGACACATCTATCAATCTTGCTAACTCAGCTTTACTAATGTGTTTCTCTTTCATCTTAGTTTGTAATACTGCCGAAAGTTTTTCTTTTTTATGCATGTCTGTCTCCTTTCTACAAATCTTTATACAATAAGTCATCGACAGAGCATCTTAAAGCTCTAGCTATTTTCGCAAGCATAACAACACTAGGCACACAATAGCCTGTCATGTATCTACTTATCATGACTTGTGAGGTTCCAATTTTCTCTGCTAACTCCTCTTGTGTGATTCGTCTATGTTTCATTATGCTGTATAATCTAATTTTAAAAGATCGTTTCCAATCTTCATCCGTTAATTCATAGTCTTCAGGATAGAATCCTCTGTAACTATGTAACATTGCATCATATACTTTTTTCCTACCGTCTTTGAATTCAAATAATATTTCATATTCGTTTAACTTTTCTACTCTGACTAAGTCTTCCTCAGTGGCAAAAGGATCTATGTAAGGTAAGAAATTGTGAATTAAATTTTTATCCATCTTTATACTCCTTTCTTTGACGAAAATTGTGTTCTGCCCAGAAACCCGGTTTTGTTTGTATATTTTCTAAAAAATTTGTAAATATAACATATATGTTATAAATGCATTTTTTTCAGAGAATATTAAAATAAAAGTGACCATTTGACCAAAAACGTCGCAATCCCAGTGTTTATGCGGGTTTGCGGCTGGACACTTTTGTTTGAAACGCAGGTTTTTGGTCACTTTTTTTGACCAACGACCAAAATTTCAAAACAAAAATTTTCAAAAGCCCAAAAATATTTGACCAAGCCCGGTTTTAAAATGACCAGATTTGACCAAAAAAATGACCAAAAAAGAAGAGTCTAAGTTAATCTCAGACCCTACTTAATTCCATATTTTTCAGCCATTTCAACTATCAAATCGTCTTTATTCATATTTCCCATATATGGTTCACGTACGTACCCCGCTTCACACGAACCTTTCCTCAATTCCTTCCTAGCCTCATACATAATACTCTCAATAACTTCAATATGTTCTAACAATCGGCTATCATCAGTCATCAATAAGCCAAGCTCCCCCAATTTACTTTCCAGATCCATATTAAGAGTTTTTACGTACGCCATAGCTATCTGTCTAACTTTCTCTATGTTATTCATAGTATGCCTCATCTCTTGGATATGTAACCCTAAATATAGGCTCATCTATTGAATATATCTCATAACCTAAAATGTTTGTTAATTCATCTGCATAATCTGATAGTTTATAAAGTATGCTACCATAAAAAACTTTATCTCCATTCTCATAATGGACTATTAATACGTATTTCATAATCCTCCTACTGTTTATAAAACCTAACCATTAATTTAGCTTCACATAACGGACAGTCACACTGAAAGCGTCCATAATCTAACCAACTATGTCTAGTGCAATCTGTCAAAGAAACCCAAAGCCAACTCTTACAGGCTTTACATCTAACCAATCTCTTTCTACGATAATTATTAATTAGTACTTTCATGTTTCACCTCATACGCAGCACGCTTGAATTGTTCTTTAGTAACTACTGATTCAATATCATGATTGTAAATAGTCATGTAAACAACCCCAAAACAATCTACCACTGCCTTATCATCATATGCTTCTATAACTCTATAAACATCACCTTTACAATATTCACTAATTAATGTAACTACATCATCAGGTCTAAGTAATTTAATAATATTATACGAAGGCTCTCCATCTATCTCATCAAACATAATCATGTTACCCCATTCGTTCATGAATCTGTTTAATGATGGGTTATTATTATCTATATGAATGATGACACATTTATATAATTCGCCATCTTTAGTCCTAACATGCATTCCTTCTTTAATTTCCATCATCCTCATTACCTTTCTTTAATAACTTATCCAACAACCCCTTTTTCTTTCCATATAAAATCTCATTAAGCTCTTCTTCTGTGTAAGCATCATATGAATACTTAGCATTCTTATGTTTACTATCAGTCTTACAAACATTCATTAATAATATATCTCTACTAGCACTATTCTGCATTTTAGCTTCGTTATCTTTATACATCTTGATTAACTCGGCATCATCTTTATATTGTCTACGAAGCATTCTTTGTTTCTTTATTTCTTTTAAGATTTTGTATGCTTCAGTTACCTTTAAATCGTTTAGTTCGATATAATGTAACCAATAGTCTATTTTCTTATCACAAGTGGATATCAGACCATTATCGCCTAGTAATTGATCACGATAGTCGTCTATGTCCTTTAGAAGAGCAACAGACTGTTTTAATTTCTCAAGTACCTCCATAAGCCTCCTTATATTTTATCTTTACTAAGAGTCACGCCTTTATTGTCATAAATGAATCCTATACCATTATCATTTTTAACCATAATAGTATCACCAAATTTCAGACTAGAGTCTACATCATTAATAGTCTTTAATTTAATAGACGAACCATTATGACTAAATAAATCTTTTTTATAATCTTCTAATTCTTTATCCGTAACTTCCAATCTATGTTTTAAGTCTTCTACTTCTCTGATAACTCTGTTTATAATAGCACCTAAAAACTTAGAATCAAGTGTATAAAAAACCGCTTCTGAACCGTATGACATTGTTTTGTTATCTGAACTCATTTTTATATACTCAAGAGGAGGTAATTCTTTAATTTCTTCTTCCTCAGGTTTATCTTCAATGACTTCCACTTCAGTATTCAATGTTAAATACTCTCTATTTAACCAACCAGTGTCGTTATTTTCATCCCAAACATACATTCTTTCTATTTCATCTGTATAATTATTTAAAACATATATATCATCAGCGTATTTTATCTTTTTTGGTACTTCTTCATTGTTATAACGTTTATTTAAAATATCAATTACTTTCATTATTTCTCCTTTCTTCTTAATTCTGGATCATTAATGTCATAAGCCCAAGCATAATCGCATGCTCTACCTTTTAGATGACCTGGCTCTCCGTCTTCGTTTAGATTCCTTTTATCACTTTTATTTCTACTCTTACATCTAACGCCCTCATATATTGGTAATGTTATTGTACGAGTTGTTTTCTTTTTGAATAGTCCTTTCTTTTCTTTGAAGAACACATGATAAGTAACCTTTCCGTCCTCATCAGTTGTTAAATCTATTTTTTCTACCTTAATATCTTTTCTCTCTATAAATTCTTGAAATTGTCTAACTCTATTTTCTTTATAATATCTATATTTCATAATCTTTCCTTTCTTTAATTACGTATTTCGTCAACTAACTTGTCCACAAATTGTTTTGGCACACTTTCAATCCATTGTTTAAACTCTACTGAGTTACCTAATAGCATATTAAAACTAAATCTGTATTTTTTATTATTTGGTGTTGTTATATGTACTTTGATATTATTATCCTCGAAGTCATACGTTACAAAACAATCATATTCATTAAATATTCTATCTGATAATTCTTTTAAACTATAAATATCCATAATTATTATTCCTTTCCATCAAACATATATTTACCGAATCTACGTTTTTCAGTAACTTGTTCTATCTTATCTAAATATTTTGTAACTTCATTTGTATACGTCTCATATTCTTTTCTACAATCATCACACAAGTCGTAGAAATAATGATTAATGCCATCACATACTCTATACTTACTTTCTTTATAATCTAATAACTCTTTTTTGCATCTACAGCAAGCATAAAATTCTTTTATTATTTTAGTCATTTTTATCCTCAACCTTACTAGCATAATACACTTCTAAAACAGCATTACACATTTGTACTAACTCTATTTCATTTATAACTTCTTTAGTTAACAAAGTTTGTAAGTAACTAGACGTAGCAGTCATGACAGATACTTTATTAC